GGTGACGACGACGGAGGTGACGACGACGGAGGTGATGACGACGGTGGCGGAGACGAATTTTCTCCAGCTGTTAACGCAAAAGAAATACTTCGTCAAGCTTTAGCTTCATATGGACTTGAGAGTTTGTATGAGTTTGCGTATTCTTTGTACGCTAAACAGGAAATAGATATTGATGAATCAAACTCTTTTATCTTTGCGTTACGTGAACAAGAGGCTTACAAGAAAAGGTTTGCTGGTAACGAACGACGTAAATCTTTAGGGTTCAAAGAACTTTTGCCAGCTACTTATATTGCTTTGGAAAAGCAGTACAAAGAAACTTTGGCAGCCAATGGTTTGCCGCAAGGGTTTTATGATTCGTCGGAAGATTTTGAAAGACTTATTGGTGGAGATGTATCTGTTACGGAGTTGAACAACCGTCTTAAGGATGCGTACTCGGTGGTCCGTGATGCTTCCCCTTCTGTTAAAGCAAAGATGGCTGAACTGTATGGGGTTACTGACGGTGATCTTCTTGCATATGTAATCGACCCTGAACGGGCTAGGGATCTTATGTCCCCAGATTACAAACGTCAGGCGCAGGCTGCTTTGATTGCAGAGAATGCTCAGAGGTTGTCAAAGATTAATTTAGGGGCAGCTGATGCTGAACAGTTTGTAAGGCAAGGTATTACCACTACAGAAGCAGAGACAGCTTTTGCAAACATTGGGCAGATGGGTGAACTGCGACGTGGTGGGTTTGGTGAAGAGCAGATTTCTGATATTGACTTTGCTAAAGCTGCGTTAGGTACAGATGCTGAAGCTAAAAGAAAAGTAGAAGAAAGAAAGAAACGCCGTATCGGTGATGTATCCGCTAGTGGTGGTTCAGCAACCTTGACTCAAGGTGAGAGCGGTTCTCTCAAATCTGGGTACGGGCAGTCAAATCTTTAATACAGATAGCCAGCTATTGACAATCACTTATTGTGATGTATCATTGATCTTATCCCATTAGGGATAACCGTTGGAAATCCCCCCGATTTCAATGTGTTAATAGGGGTGAGATATGCAGCCATTTGGCCCCTCCAGCCAAGTGTGGGCGGAGGAGTGGGTCATGCAAGAACAAGACTTCTATGAAGAAGAAAACGTTCAACAAGAAGACCAGGCAACAAAGAATCCTGTTCGCGCGAGAATGCGTGAGTTGGAGTCAGAGGTTAAAAACTTGCGTCAGCAAGCAGATGAAGCTAAGTCAGCTCAGCGAGAGTTGGCATTTGTGAAGGCAGGTGTAGACCTATCTTCAGGGATGTCTAAGTATTTCGTGAAGGCTTACGATGGTGAACTCACACCCGAGGCAATTCGTGTTGCAGCCGCAGAAGCAAATCTCATTAAGAATCAAGAACCACAGCAAGTAATGCCTACACAGGAGAAGCAAGCTTGGGATCGGGTTGGTAACGCATCACGCGTTGGAGATACGTCAGACGCGGTGGTTGACTATGGCGCTAGAATCGCGAACGCTAAATCTGAAAAAGAAGTAATGGAATTGTTGGCTCAAGCAAGAATGAATCAAATCAACAATTAACCAATTCTTTAAGGAGAATTAATCATGGCAGGCGAAACACAAACCTCGTCTCTCTCTGTAGATCAGGTCGCGTTTGACCGTCTTGCGTACTTCGCATTGCGTTCAGAACTCCTCTTCGACCAGGCAGCAGACGTACAACCAGTAGCACAGGCAATGCCTGGAACTGGTGTCACATTCACTATCTTCGCAGACATTGCAGCAGCAACATCTACGTTGAACGAAGTAACGGACGTAACACCAGTTGCGTTGTCGGACAGTCAGGTTACTGTAACCTTGGCTGAATACGGCAATGCGGTTGTTACGACAGCTAAGTTGCGTGGAACAGCATTCTTGGATGTTGATTCAGCAGCAGCAAACATCATTGGATACAACGCTGGCGATTCAATCGACCAAGTTGTCCGTGAAGTTCTTGCCGCAGGAACCAACGTTGCTTACTCAACAGGTGGAGCTTCACCAGCAACATCACGTGTAACGCTGGCTGTTGACGACATCTTGGTAGCAAACGACATCCGTAAGCAGGTAGCTGCTTTGCGTGGTGCAAACGTTGCAACCTTCAATGGTTCGTACATTGGCTTCATCCACCCAGACGTGTCGTACGACTTCCGTTCAAACACAGACGTAGCAGCATGGCGTACACCAGCTAACTACGTAAACCCAGAAGGTATCTACAATGGCGAGATTGGTCTTTTTGAATCAGTACGATTCATCGAAACCGCACGCGCCAAAGTATTCACCAACGCCTTCAACGGTGCAGGTGCAGCAGGTACAGGAGATGCATACTCAACTCTTATCATGGGTCGTCAGGCTCTTGCTAAGGCGTTCAGCGTGCAAGATGGTAACGGCGCAGTACCGAAGATCGTCCGTGGCAATGTCACAGACATCTTGATGCGTTTGCAACCACTTGGTTGGTACTGGCTCGGCGGCTATGGTCGCTTCCGCGAGGCTTCGCTTCGTCGAATCGAGTCATCGTCAAGCATTGGTACTAACGCCTCCTAATAATTAATTAGTAGGGCCTCCCCGTCATGAAAGGCGGGGGGGCTTTGCTATACTCTTGCTAACGAAAGGTTTGTATGTCGATTTCTAATTATGCTGAACTAAAAATTCTTGAGCACACTACAGGTAAAACTGCTTGGACTATGCCAACAAATGCGTATGTCAAGTTGCATCTTGGTGATCCTGGTGAGGCTGCTACTTCTAATGCTGCTGTTGAAGCAACACGCAAAGTTACGGCTTGGGCTACAGCGGCTTCGGGCGCTATTGCAACAAGCTCAACTATTGAATGGACTAACGTTTCTACTACAGAAACTTATACACATTGGTCGTTGTGGGATGCGTCAACTGCGGGTAACGCTTTGTGGACTGGTGCATTGTCAGCATCTGCTGCTGTAACTGCTGGCGATACTTTCCAAATCACTACACTAACCCTGTCTCTCGATTAGTCGTAGGGGGCAAACCCTATGCCATCAACAGCAGTAATTGGTTATACTGAACCATATAAAGGTACCCATAGATTTTATGTAGGTACACCAGTATCAACATCTGCAAGTGGTTCTGGTAACGGTACTGAAACCGCGTCAATAAAAATTATTTACGTTCGTACTGCTACAGGTAGTGGTACGGCAGGTGAGTCAACAAGTACAACTAAAGAAGTTTTGATTCGCACCGCTACAGGATCTGGCACGGGTTCTGGTGACGCAGACCCATTTTTGTTCTTTGTTAGATTGGCAACGGGTAATGGTACTGGAACTTCTTCAACAGTATTTATTCGTGTCCCAGTAAGAACTGCTATAGGTAGCGGGCTTGGTACTGGAACAGCTACAGCGATAGAACTCTTACCAAGAACAGCAACAGGGTCTGGTCTTGGCACCGAGACTGCCACCAGAATCGTTGTAGCGCTCCGTACGGCGACAGGATCGGGTGTTGGTACCGAGACAGCCAGCGGTATCGAATCGCTTCCTAGAACAGCTACAGGCTCTGGTGTGGGTTCTGTAACTGAGAACGCTACATGGGTTAAGTCTCATATGTTTAGGGTTCCACAAACTACAAACTTTGCTTTTGTTCAATCGTATCCAGATATCACGTATCAAGCAAAACAAAGATTGTTTGCTCGTCTACCTAACGGCGTACGAGTAGAGAATTTATTTCTTTTAAGCAATGGATCGTATACAATTAATGACCCAAGAGATGGTACAGCAGTCAAGGTTTATCTTGGTTCACACGTAATTCCGTTAACAGACGATGAGGTAACAAGTTTAACAGCTGCTGGATACGGAGCAAACATTACATGAAGCACGCAGAAACTCACCCTGGTTTAGATGTTGAAGGATGTTTTGGTTGTCGTATTGCAAACGTACGTATGGGAACTAACAGCACTACAACCCGAGGGACAGAAGTATCAAAAACAAATGATGTGGAACGTAGTTGGCAGAAAGATATGCCAGCTTATAAACGTTTACGTAAAGAAGGTTTGCAACCAAAACGGATTGATGGTTCAGCCGAAGTTGAAAAGAAAGCAGAACATAAATGGCAAGTCGAGACAGGATTGGGTATTAAATGAAAAACAAATCTAAAGTAAATGCTGCTGGTAACTACACCAAACCAGAGATGCGTAAACGATTGTTTAATAAAATTAAAGCTGGTACTAAAGGTGGAGATCCTGGTGAATGGTCTGCACGTAAAGCACAGTTGCTTGCAACGCAGTACAAGAAAGCTGGCGGGGGATACAAATAATGGCTCTTGCTAAATCTCAACAGTCGTTGAAGAAGTGGAGTCAAGAAAAGTGGAAGACTTCTGATGGCAAACCTTCTAAAGGAAAGAAACGTTATCTTCCTTCTGCAGCTTGGGATGCTTTAACACCTGCAGAAAAAGCAGCAACAAATAAAACTAAAGCTGCTGGTAACGCAAAAGGTAAACAGTTTGTTAAGCAGCCAAAAAATGTTGCAAAAAAAACAGCAAAGTATAGGAGTAAGTAATGGCTAAGACACCAGCATGGCAACGTAAAGAAGGAAAGAATCCTGCAGGAGGATTGAATGCAAAAGGTCGCGCATCGTATAAAGGTGGGACATTAAAGGCTCCTGTTAAAGCAGGAGACAATCCACGTCGAGCATCGTTCCTTGCACGCATGGGAAATGCGCCAGGACCTGAGCGTGATGCAAAAGGTAAACCAACAAGACTGCTATTATCTTTACAGGCTTGGGGTGCTTCATCTAAACAAGATGCACGGTCTAAGGCTAAAGCAATATCCGCACGAAACAAGAAAGGCAAATGATGCCAAAAGTAGGAAAAAAGGAATTCGCTTACACCCCAAAAGGTATGGCGATGGCTAAGAAGGAAAAGATGAAGATGAAGATGAAAGCTAAGAAAAAGAAGTAATGACAACAGCAGCAACGGTAATTAATAAAACGTTGCGGCAACTTCTATCTGGAACGGTGGAGGCCCGCAACAAGTTGGCCTCTACCGTAAACAGTTCTGCCACTAGTATTGTTTGCACTTATGCCCTTGAGGGGTTGCGTGCTGGACAGGTTTTTGAAATTGATTCTGAAGTGTTTTACATTTGGGCAGCCAATGTTTCTACTCAAACTTTAACGGTTCAACGTGGATTCAATGGGACAACAGCAGCCGCACATACAAGCGGTGCGTTGCTAACAGTTGCCCCTAGGTTTCCTAGAGCTCAAGTACTTGAAGCAATCAACGATGAGGTACTAGATCTTTCATCACCAGTTAATGGATTGTTCCAAGTTAAAACTTTTAACCAAACATACAACGGCACAGACAGAATGGTTAACTTAACATCAGCTACTGATGTCATAGATGTTCTCAATGTATCTGTTCGTTATCTTACCGACGATTACCCAGTAGCTCGCAAAGTAAAACTTGTTCGAGATTTACCAACCGATGACTTTGCTTCTTCCTTTGCTCTCAAGTTTGACCAAGCTGTATACCCTGGCAGACTTCGTGTTGTCTACAAAGCGCCATACACTTCAGTTACTACTGAAGCAACCAACCTTAATACAGATTGTGGTATACAAGAATCAGTAGAAGATATTGTTGTTATCGGTACACAACTTAGATTGATGGCTCCTCGCGAAATCAAACGAAACTTTATTGAGTCACAAGGCGATACACGTCGATCAGAAGAAGTAGCTTCTGGTGCAATCAGTAACTCTGTAACAGTCCTAAGGCAACTACGGAGAGACAGAATCATTGCGGAGGCTGCACGATTGATGCGGGCATATCCAACATTCTTGACAAGGGAATGATCCGTGTCATTACTACTGCGGTATACGGATGCCTACTTTCCTGCTTCGGCTTACTACACAGGACAGGAATCTAGTTCTTTGGTTCCAGATATTTTTCCTGTCGCAATTGATTCAAGACCTTTTCTTGTAGATCTTAAATCTAATTTGTTTTCTCGTGGTTTTGAACCACGTGTTCGTGATTCGGTTGACCAATCAACTACACCTGGCGAAGCAGCTATTAACCCACAGGGATTGTGGCGACGTGGTGAAAGCTCTTGGCATCTTGGTGCTGGACAAAAGTATGCCGACACAGCAGAAGCACAGGACTATAGGTTTAATACAAGTCAAGGAATTAACCCTTGGACTAAAGGCCAGATCTCGTTGCTTAAAAGCGTAGCTTTATCTAAAGCTGCTACTGGTACAAACTTAAAGATTGCTACGACAGATACAGAAGTTTATTTCTTAGATGGTACAAATCTTTACTATTCAACAAACCCGTATGCATCAAGCCCATCATGGACAGCTGTAACTGGGCTACCTGGTGGTACGCCACGCGACATGGTTAGTGATGGATCATCTGTTTATTTGACATACCCAGGTACAACTAATTCGTATGGGTTGTGGAAAGTACCTTCAAGTCATACAGCAGTCAACGTTGCTTACGGTCAAGAGTTTGGTTATGTTGATTTG